GGTCAGGCTAGCCAAACGTGGACTATTCAGCATAATTTAGGAAAATACCCGTCGGTGTCGGCTGTATTGTCAACAGGGCAAAAAGGTTATGGCGACGTAAATTACACATCAAAAAACAGTTTAACAATAACCTTTACCGGTGCTGAATCGGGCAAAGCATATATGAATTAAAATTATGGCAATTCCATTTCTTAACAATATAAATTTATCAGACAACGAGCTGCAAAACGCAAAACTGCATAAAACGTCGTCAACACCTACTTCAGCAGAAGGGCAAATCTATTTTCATACTACTGGCAAAACAGTCAATGTACATAGCGGGTCAAGCTGGGAAACTGTTGCTTTTAGAAGCTGGGTAACTTCAAACTTTAATGATTACACATTACCAGTCGCTACAAATAGCGCACTGGGAGGTGTAAAAATAGGTTATACCGAAAGCGGTAAAAATTATCCTATAGAATTAGATGGCGATAACAAGGCTTTCGTAAATGTACCATGGACTGATACTTCTGCTTTAACAAGCGAGGAGGTTATGGATATAGCCGGACCTTTAGTTGCTACAGGCGGCACAAAAACTCGCATTAGCGTCACATACGACGATACTAATAATAATATGGATTTTGTAGTTGATGCTACAAACATAACTATATCAGAAGGCGCTAGCACCGTTGAAATTCAATCTTCAACAGGCACAAATGATTCTATCGCTGCTGCAACACAAAGTTTAGCGGGGGTAATGACAGCTTCAGATAAAACTAAGCTTGACGGTGTGGACGCTGGCGCAAACAACTATAGTTTAGATTTAACTAAGTTAAACGCTGTTACTTCTGTAATGACAGGAAGCGACACGCTGACTATTGGAGATTCAGGCGATGACACTCAAGTTACTATAAAAGGTAACTTAACGGTTATTGGAAAAACCATTACTAATAATGTTGAAACAGTTAGCACATCGAGTGGCGTTATATTTGAAGGAACGGCTGCTGATGGAAATGATGCAACTCTTGTTTCAACCGTAGCGGGTTCAAGTAAAACATATACGTTACCTAATTTAGCTGGTCACGTAGCTTTATTTTCAACTGCTCCCACAGCAACTATAACATCAACCCCATCTGAATTAAACATATTAGACGGTGCAACTGTAACAACCAGCGAATTAAATATATTAGATGGTGTAACATCAACCGCATCAGAGTTAAATATACTAGATGGAGTAACATCCACTACTGCTGAATTAAACATTTTGGATGGTGTAACATCCACTACAGCGGAATTAAATATACTAGATGGTGTTACCGCTACGGCATCTGAAATTAACCTTTTAGATGGCGTAACGTCTTTAGCTCATACAGGCAAAAAGACTAAAAAAATATCAGGTGATGGAACAGAAACCACGTTTTCGCTGTCGCATGGATTAAACAATGCACTTGTTAGTGTTGAAATTTTAGATTATGGTAATAACGGCACTGGAGCTACTTACGAAAGAGTTTTTGCCGACGTGACTGCCACATCGGGATCAGAAACTAGCAGCGTTGATGTTTCTTTTGGATCCGCTCCGAGTGCAACGCAAGATTATGTTGTTTTAATTAGTTCATTCCCTGCAATATCATAATAAACAATTAAATAAAATATGGCAATACCATTTCTTAAAGGTATAGACGTATCCGGCACTGTTGATTTAAGTAACTTAACAATCGACAGTGCTCAAGGTACAGATGGGCAAGTATTAACCTCCACAGGATCAGGTATTGCTTGGGAAGATGCTTCTGGAGGCGCTAGCCTTTCCGGCGGTTCAGCTAATAAACTAGCAATATGGACTTCAGCAACAGCTCTAACCAACGACACAAATCTTCACTGGGATACTACTAACAATAGACTTGGTGTTGGTACATCTTCTCCGTCCTATGATTTGCATGTAAATGGTACAACTTATAGCAACGCCGTAAGATCCGGTAGATACTATGGCACCAGCGGCACAAGCTCGTATTTAGATTTGGATAGTGGAGCGCCGTATTCATTGATAGCGTCTTCAGAAGTAAATGTTACAAATAGTATAGTTTGTAACGATTTAGAGGCGACAGAGACGGGTGGGATTGCAGCAAGCAACGGACCTGTATACGCAAATAGATTTCATGGCAATGGAAATACAACGTATTTTGTAGATCCTAATAATAGCACAACAGCGGCTGTATTAAATGGCAAAGTTGGCATCGCTGTAACGGATTTTACTACAACATTCGGTTCTGTCCCAGATTTAAGGGTTGGTTCTATTAGTGGTACAGGTAACCCGGGGGTTATAGATATACTTAGAAAAGATGGAACGGCAACTGCTGGAGAAACAACTGGGATACTTCAGTTCAGTGTTGATGACGACAATAACTATTGTAACGCTCAAATTGAAGTTGAAAGTGCTTCAACAGTTGGAGGTGGTAATTCTGGTGGGGGAATATTAAAATTTAAAACAACACCGTCAAGTAGCGGTGGAACCCCTGTGGAACGAATGCGTATTGATTCAAGCGGTAATGTTGGTATTGGAACAAATCCTTCACGCCCTCTTCATGTGGCTGGCGACATAGAGACAACTACTGGTTCAGTTAAAATAGCCGACAACTGGGGGCAAGGTTTTTATTCTAGAGAGCAGCTATCTATAGTGGGTGAATATCCGTCCTTGGCTTTAAGAAACACCGCTGACGATAACAAATGGCTTATACATCATGACGGTAATGACTTAACTTTTTATGCAGGATCGGATTTTGACAGCAGTTCATGGACTAAAAAAGTGCAGGTTGATAGCGGCAGCCAGGGTATGGGCGCTCAAAGATTTTATGACATAGATTCTACATCATACTATATTGAACCAGGTAGCGCAGGAGCAGCTTTAACTACAAATGGATATCTATATCAAGCAAAAGAAGATTATAATATAGACGCATCAACAGCAAATGCAATATACCAAGCAACTAGATCTACTCAAACGGACAGGGGTACATGGCCAACATCTTATATGTTTGCTGTAAATTTTGGCGACCGCACTAAAGGAATACAATTAGCCTCTAGGTATGGTGGGTCGAATGAGCTTTATTTTAGATCGGGTACGGATAATTCTAGTTCAGAAAACGGCGCAAATACTTGGAAAAACTGGAGACAGCTGTATCATGTTGATTACCATCCTGAAGCTGATAAATGGACTACAGCAAGAACAATAACATTAGCTGGTGATTTAAGTGGATCCGTATCTATAGATGGTTCTGCTAACGTAACATTAACAGCAACTGTAAATGACGATAGTCACGATTTAACATGGGCTAATATAGATGGTGAAACAGCAAACTCTGTAAATAGCTGGGGTGGTTTAAGACATCAAACAAACGACGGTTATATAGATTTTGGGCCTGCTAACACTAGCCACGCTCATATCTATACTGATAGACCTAACTTCTACTTCAATAAAGAACTCCTCGTTAATAACCAGCAGGTTTTTCACACGGGTTACCACCCAAATGCAGACACTTGGACAACAGCTAGAACTATAACTATAGGAAGCACCGGAAAGTCAGTAAACGGATCAGGAAACGTGAGTTGGAGCCTATCTGAAATAGGTGCTCAAGCTGCTGGCAGTTATGCAGCATCTTCACATACCCATGCAGCTGGAGATGTTACTTCAGGAACGTTTGCAACAGCAAGGATCCCCAATTTAGACGCTTCTAAAATAACCTCTGGAACGTTTAGTGATTTGTTTGCTAATAGCACTAGATATAATTTTGGGCTTATAGACGGAAACTCAAGCCAAACAAGAGATAAATTAAGAGTTTGGAACAGTAGTGCTTATACTATAGGTATGAAGAGCGGCTTTACTTTTGGACATTTAAATGACTACGCTATGTCATTCCAAATGAACAATGAAGATGATAGAGGGTTTTGGTGGGGAGATAATTCTCATACTGATGCACAAGGTGCAATGTCATTAACTACTAATGGTAGACTAACTGTTGCTACATCATTATCTATTGGGCAAGGTGAATCTGCTACATCTCCTAGTACAGAAGCATTATATGTTAGTGGTAGTGCTGATATATCAACAAATGTTACAGCACGTGGACATTTCTATGGTAGATCTGTAAATGGTCAATATTCTAATATATACAGAATGGGTGGTATATATTTTACCTGGGATTCTGATAGTTATGGAACGAACACACACCACTCTATAAGATCTACTTACGGAGATAGCTATGGAGATGATATGACTATAAACTCTTATCACCATTTAAGAATAAATATTGACAGTAATAACAATAACACAGACGAAAAATTTGAAATAGGTAACAATACTACAGGCACAGGTAACGTAATATTTAGAGTATTAGGAACTGGTGATGTATACGCTGCTAGTGATGTTATTGCATATTATAGTTTTTCAGATAAAAGATTAAAAACAGACATAAAGCCAACTACAGACAACTTAGACAAAATACTTAAACTTGAGCCTGTAGAATACTCTTGGAAAGATGGTAGTAGAGATGGTAAAAAAGAAATTGGGCTTATAGCACAAGATGTTGAAAAAGTTGTTCCTGAAGTAGTAAGAGAGAATACAAGACTTTCAGATGATGATGATACATTATATAAACAAGTTGACTACGAGCATCTTGTTTCAACTTTGATAGGGGCAGTTCAAGAACAGCAAAAACAAATTGATGAACTTAAATCTATAATCAATGGCGGTTCCTAGTTCTGGCTCTGTTTCTTTATATGGTATTGCTAAAGAAATACATTTAAATGACTACAGCAATACAATACCAAATCCAAACCAATCAGGTACTAACTGGGACACGTTTAGCTATCCTACACCAATTAGTTTAAAAAACATGAGCACAGGCGCGGGTGGATTTGACGCTATTAACTCTGCATCATCTTCTAAACCAGATGGCTCTACGCCTCATGGTATGGGTGAATTTAGAGGATATGATCACGATGTTAGTGCTTTAACGTTACTCCAAACAATAACCGGCCAGCAACACACATCATCTTCAGCTACACCAACAACTGTATCAATAAACGTTAATGCTTTTAAAGGTAAAACGGTCAGAGCTGTATTTCATTACGTTTCAGGAACTAGCTTCAGAGGCGACTTCCAGCTAGATACCATAATGATGCCTTGGTATGGAAATTTTTTTGGAAGCGGCAATCAATGGCAAGCAATGGTTACTGGTTTTGGAGGTAGTACGTTTAGCGCATTACAATTAAACCCAGATTTTACCTCAAATGGAAACTGGGAAACAAGTACAAACAATTCAAGTAGTTACACAACAACAACGTTTGGTAGCATTGGAACTAACACAGGTTCTTACGGAAGATGGGTTGGAAGAAGCAACGGAACTCCTTCTGGAAGTACTGGTTTAACATCAAGCCCTTTTAGCGGTATGCACGTATACGCTGAAACTAGTAGTTCTGGTAATCCAAATAAAAACTTTTGGCTGAGAAGCCCTGAGTGGACCCACATTACAACACAAAGTGGTAATGCGTTGTTTTATTTTACGTATGGCGCGTATGGTAGTAACATGGGAACTATGAGAGTTTATTTTTTAGAAGTTTAGATAATTATTAAAACAAGTGATTATTTAACATATATATAACCAATAAATTATAAATTATGAATATGAGTTATGAGTGGAAGATTACGGCTATGAAAAAAGCACCCACGTTAGACGGATTGTCAAATGTAATCACACACGTTAATTTTAACTACACGGGGACAGATGCTGATTCAGGTCATTCATCTATATTTCACGGAGCTTGCCCATTAGTCACTCCTCAAGAAGGCGATGAATTTATAGCGTTAGCGGATCTAAACGAGGCTAAAGTTATTGAATGGGCGCAAGCAGCGCATCCTGTAGGGCACATGAATTCTGTTATTGAAGAAGATATTAACAGAATAATTACACCAACAAATGTAGAGGTGACCGGAGAAGAATTATCTTTTCTTCCGTCTAGCTCTACAGAGAACGAAGAATAACCATTAACCACAATTAAATTAAATTATTATGTCAAAAATTAAAAAGAAAGAGCTTGAAAAGCTACAAGAACTAATTAAGCAATTAAATCAAGTCCAATCACAAATAGGAAGTATTGAAATTCAAAAGCACGGTTTATTACATCAGTCTTCTGATTTACAGAATGGATTGAAAGAACTCCAGGACGAACTTGAAGAAACATATGGCAAAGTATCTATCAATGTTCAAGATGGGACTTACGAAGAAATAACCGAAGAAGATGAATCTGATAAGGAAGATTAGTATCGGTAGAGACTATAAAAATGAAGCTATGCATTACTCCGTGGGTCAAGAGGTCTACGGAGGGCATACTATTTGTGATATAGTTGAAGTCGACGATAAATATAGTATATATATTAAAAAAAATAACGATGTGCTGCCATGGAAAGATTTTAATAAGAACATGGGAATAGCTGTAGAATACAACTTAGAATATTAATGCGAAGTATATTTAATTTTATTATAGCCCCAAAAGAAGATAGATACAATAATAAAAAATCTATAGGCAATAAAGAATTAATATTAAATACCGAAATATCTGATCATAGATATGTAAGTAGAAACGGTGTTGTTCTTGAAACGCCCGTTGAAGTGAAAACAGATATTAAAAAAGGTGATGAAGTCATATTGCATCACAATGTCTTTAGGAGATGGTATGACATGAAGGGACGCGAGAAAAACTCAGCAGGGTTTTTAAATGAAAATAAATATTTTGTTGACACTGATCAAATATTTCTTTATAAAAGAAATAAAGAATGGTGCGCACCTAAAGGATATTGTTTTGTCAAGCCAATTGAATCAATAGATAAGTTTGACACAAATTTTGAAAGGCCTTTGATGGGTGTAATAAAGTTTGTTGACAGAGAGCTTCAGAAAAACGGTATTAATAAAAATGACCTTGTAGGTTTTACACCTAGCAGCGAATATGAATTCGTTGTTGATGGTGAAAGAATGTATAGGGTGTTAACCAATTCAATTTCTATTAAATATGAATATCAAGGAGACGAAACAGAATATAATCCGAGCTGGCTACAAGGCGGTTGATGAGCTTATACATGTTGCAGAAGAAAAAATCATAACAAATACAGAAGATGATGTTTCTGCAGATAGGCTTAAGAATGCGGCAGCAACTAAAAAGCTTGCAATATTTGATGCGTTTGAAATTCTAAATAGAATAGAAGAAGAAAAATCAATACTGCTAAACAAGCCTAAAAAAGAAAAAAAAGAAGCATTTAGCGGCTTTGCGGAAAAAAGATCAAGATAATGTACGAGCAAACTTTATTTGAGGTTATTCAACCGATTAAAATAAATACGCTTAAACGTCACAACAAAGCAAAGCGATGGAAGTACGGCTACGATAAAGAAAATGATGTTGTAGTCATTAGTAAGACAGGGCAAATTGGCGATGTGTATAGCATACAAAATTTAAAGATTGCACTGCCTCCTATGCCAACCAAGATTACTAAAGGCAAAAATAAATGGGGTAAAAGCGAATACCCTAAAGAGTTAAATAGAATAAAAACTATCTTTGATTGGAAAAGTTATCCAGAAGAATTTAAAGATCAATGGGAACCATATATAGATGAAGAGTTTAAAAGACGCGATGAGGGTCATTGGTTCCATAACAAGGACAAGCCTACTTATATTACCGGTACTCATTACATGTACTTGCAGTGGAGTAAGATTGACGTTGGGGCCCCTGAATTTAGAGAAGCAAACAGATTATTCTTTATATTTTGGGAAGCATGTAAAGCCGATCAACGGTGTTATGGAATGTGCTATCTCAAAAACAGACGCTCTGGCTTTTCATTTATGGCATCATCAGAAGCTGTTAATATGGCAACAATATCGTCCGATTCACGGTTTGGCATACTTTCCAAATCTGGAGCTGACGCTAAGAAAATGTTCACAGATAAAGTTGTTCCAATATCCGTTAACTACCCGTTCTTTTTTAAACCAATACAAGACGGTATGGATCGTCCCAAAACCGAGCTTGCATATAGAGTACCCGCTTCAAAACTCACACGTAAATCTATACAGTCAGGGCAGACGCGGGAAGAGCTGCAGGGACTTGACACGACAATCGACTGGAAGAACACGGGTGACAACTCCTATGACGGCGAAAAACTCAAACTCCTCGTACACGACGAATCGGGCAAATGGGAACGGCCGGACAACATCCTCAACAACTGGCGAGTCACAAAAACAACGCTAAGGTTAGGTAGTCGGGTTATTGGTAAATGTTTGATGGGGTCTACAAGCAATGCTTTAGACAAAGGTGGCGAAAACTTTAAAAAACTATATTATGATTCGGACGTTACAAAGCGAAACGCAAATGGACAGACTCGCTCAGGATTATATTCTTTGTTCATACCTATGGAATGGAACTACGAAGGATTCATTGATTCTTTTGGAAACCCTGTCTTTGATACGCCGAAAAAGCCGATTGAAGGCCCGTATAGAGACCTTATTGAGGTCGGAGTCATAGATCATTGGAATAATGAAGTTGATGGCTTAAAAGGAGACCAGGATGCCTTAAACGAAATGTACAGGCAGTTTCCACGTACGGAGGAGCATGCTTTTAGAGACGAGACACAAAATAGCATATTTAACCTTGCAAAAATATACGAACAAATAGATTACAACGACGATATATATTCGTCAGCAGGTGTAACGCAAGGTAGCTTTAGTTGGGCAAACGGTATAAAGGACAGCAGTGTTGTATTCACCCCAAACCCAAACGGCAGGTTTAAAGTAAGTTGGGTGCCGCCTACAAATCTTCAAAACCGCGTAATAGAGAAAAGAGGGGTGTTGTACCCCGGAAACGAGCACGTCGGCGCATTTGGTTGTGACTCATATGATATATCAGGAACAACAGATGGGCAAGGATCTAAAGGCGCGTTGCACGGGTTAACTAAATTTAGTATGGAAGAAGCCCCTGCGAATATGTTTTTTCTTGAATATATTGCACGGCCTCAAACTGCTGAAATGTTTTTTGAAGATGTATTAATGGCATTACATTTTTACGGTATGCCGATACTCGCAGAAAACAATAAACCTAGATTATTATATTATTTAAAGCGCAGAGGCTATAGGAAGTTTTCAATAAACAGACCTGATAAAGCATTTAATAAATTGTCTGTTACTGAAAAAGAAATAGGCGGAATGCCTAACTCAAGTGAAGATATTAAGCAGGCTCATGCAGCCGCTATAGAATCCTATATACAAAAATATGTAGGATTAGTAGAAGATGGAACTTACGGTCAAATGTATTTTAATGGCACACTTAATGATTGGGCTAAGTTTGATCTAAATAAAAGAACAAAATTCGACGCCGCTATTAGTTCGGGATTAGCTATTATGGCATGCAACAGGCATTTGTATGCTCCTAACCAAGAACGACAAAAATTAAAATTATCCTTTAATATCGCAAGGTATAAAAATGAAGGGCAAAAATCAAAACTAATAAAAAATTATGGCTGAATCAGTTGTAAAAAGTTATTTTCCAAGCCAAACGGCTAGCGATATTAAAAAAGCAAGCCCAGAATATGGTCTTGATGTTGCTCGTGCTATAGAAAGCGAATGGTTTAAAAGAGATTCTTCTGGCAATAGATATTATATAAATCAGAATTCTTATCATAAACTTAGACTATATGCTCGCGGCGAGCAGTCTGTACAAAAATATAAAGACGAATTATCTATTAATGGAGATTTGTCTTATCTTAATTTAGATTGGAAGCCTGTGCCTATTATACCAAAATTTGTAGATATAGTTGTTAATGGCATGGCCCAAAGAACATATGATGTTAACGCATATTCACAAGATCCATTTGGCGTCGAAAAAAGAACTGAGTATATGGAAAGTATACTTAATGATATTCGCAGTAAAGAGCTTACTGATTTTGCGGCTGAAAACTTCGGTATTAATTTAAGAGAAAGCAATGTGTCTGAGTTACCGCAAAATGAAGATGAACTTGCTTTGCACATGCAGCTTAATTATAAACAGGCTATTGAAATAGCAGAGGAGCAAGCTATATCTGTTACTTTAGAAAAAAATAGATACGAGCTCACCAAAAAACGTTTTTATTATGATTTAGCTGTATTAGGTATTGCGTGTGTTAAAACTGAATATAATAATTCAGAAGGCATTAAAATTAGCTATGTTGATCCCGCTAATTTAGT